CGACATCTCGTAAACTGTTCATCGACATTCCCTTTTACTTTTACCAGAAACCAGAACTTGCCATCCCGCTCTGTGCCATGTGCTATCAAGAAGTCACCATCGAGATTAAGTTTAGAGAAATTGAAGACTGTGTCGTCAAGACGGACCCACCTGTCGACGACACTGTTCAAACAGTTACCCTGGACTACGAAGTTGAGTCGAGTGAAGTACTTACGTCCAATATCATGGTTGTATCGAATGATGGATTATCCTTCGCTTCTAACGTCAATAACAGTATCGAAATTACAGGACAGACAACCTTCGTTGGTGACGGTATCGTCTCACCCGCGTTGAACGTTATCGCGAACTCATCAGGTATTTACCGTTACGAAGATGATCAGTGGGTACAGAGGTCAACTGATAGTGTGTCAGGTGATGTCCAGTTTTCGGATGACGGCAACGTCGTCGCTCAAATAGGCTATGGTCTATGGGAGTGGAATGGAACTGGCTACGATTTTAGGAGTAAGACAGATTTAGTGGCACTCTCAAGAGATGGGAGTATCTACAGTACAAGAACAACCGGTGTCATCAACGACAGTTATTTCATATATAACAGAACAACAAATGTACAAATAGGAGACCAATTCGTTTTTCAAACGTCCCCCGGGGCGACAGTCAGGTTTTCTTCTAATGGGTATATAATCGTGATTGGACTTGATAGTACGAAGGAGCTTAATATTTTCGAATTTTCTAATAATGAGTGGATTGCCTATGGACAAGTAATTGAATTATATGAGATTAGTGATATCACATTGAATAACCTGGGAACATCGATGTTTGTGTACAACGTCAATGAACCGTACGATACTGTCTATAGTGGTGTGGGTATAGTATACGTTTACGATGTCTCTACTTCACGTTGGGTAGAAGTGTATAGATACAGGGGTAGTAATGGTATGTACACCAGTATGAATGACACAAATACGTTGTTGACAATTAAAAAGGCGTATAATGAAACAGACTATATCAAACTCCAAAATATTACGAGATCCGTTGAGAATTACGACGATATTATCGTTCAGGGGGTTGAAAACAGTACGGACACCGGGAGTAATGTTTATGGTGTAGGATATCAGGCACTTGTCACACAAACTGTAAATTCCATCTTATTCAACACGAGCACATCATATACTGTAAATGCAACACAGACGCTACCCGTATTAGGTATAATTTCGGTTCGTATATCGGATGACGGTCTTGTATTACTGGCGTTTACTGGGTTTAGTATAAAAGTTTTCAAGCGTAATCGTGACATTCGTTTATTTACGGCGACGCCACAGATAAATGGTGTCGATTTATCTTTTGGTGGAGAAACGTTTATAAAAATGTACATTTCCAAGACTGGTAAATATTTCGCTACCGTGACGAGGGCGGTTACGAATGAATATATTGTTAGAGTTTATAACATCACGAGTGACAGTGCATTTAACAATATTGTAACAGATCAACTTCATACAAACACGACAACCTTTGAAACAAGACTCTTTTTTAACTATGACGAAACAGATATTGTTATTTATGATGCAACAGTAAAAGTATACTCATTGACGAATCCAACAGATACACCAACAGAGCTCGTAGATATTGACCCCTTTAATCATCGTGTATATGCAGTTTCTAGAGATCTTAATCGATATGTTAAGTATGACAGTGTCAGCGGAGTTGTAAAGATAGCTGATTCGGACGGTTCTAAAAGTGGATTAAACTTAAATATTGAGGATGTCCAAGATATCACCATTTCAAAAAATGGTACCATTGTAGCTTTTCTCACTGAAAAGTATACCTACGTCTATTCATTTAATGACAATGGTTGGACACTTAAATCTTCACTCTATGTGCGTATAGAAGATATATCCGAACTGTACGATTTCAAGATGTCGGATGATGGGAATGTACTGGCATATATAGATGCTGATACATTCGCAAACAAGTCACTCGTTCGATTATATATTTATAATGGGGTTGACTGGGACAGGGTATTGCGTGAATCAGACCTTGTAATGAACGGTTCGGGCCTAATTGCTGATATAGGGTACGATATGAATTACTATACATACGTGGGTAATACCCCACAGAACAATTACTTAACGATAAAAAAGATAAACACACAGTCCGAAACCATCATCGTCAACGTCGACCAGGAATTTTCTAGACTGTTCCCTAACCAGATTAAAAGTTGCAAAGTCTGTCTAGAGATGGCGTTTCTTGACGAATACGAACGGACTTTCATAAAAAAACATAAAAAAGATTACGTCATCACCCAACTGCAACAGGGGACATACACCATACCAAGGGCGATAGAGTCTCATAAGATTAGAACACGGTTTGTGAATCCGGTCAAGGAAATGTATTTCGTGATAAAGCGGTTTAACAATAAGGGGTATGAGGACTTTGTGTCACCCTTTGACTACGACAACGACAAAATCACGAGTGAGAACAAGCTCATCTTCTACGAAAACCTAAAAAGTTTAGAGTTGACACTCAACGATACACCAATTCTTGATAAGGATACGGGTAACTTTGTATTTCTCAAGTCTATTCAGCCCGCAATCCATCATTCCAAAACACCACTCATACGAAGATTCTACAGTTACAGTTTCGCGTGTGAACCTGAACAGGCACAACCGACGGGACAGGTGAACTTTAGCCTCATCAATAATCAATTGATCACGGCCAATGTCACCGAAAATACAACCTATGACCGAACACTTGACGTCTACGCCTTAAGTTACAACATACTTAGATTGGATAAAGGTATGATGCGAATGGTATTTAATACGTAATGGAACAGCAGTACATTACGTCAATGATTGATATAATGACACCCGTCCTCGAACGAAGTATGCTCATCGCATGTGAATACTGTAAAGCAACAGGTCGTGACACCGTCACGGCAGAAGATGTTGAATATGCCACAAAGTATTGTGCTATGAATACTGTGGGTGACCACATCGGTTCATTTTTTCCAGAGATATACGACAACCAGGAGGAGGAGGATGACGATGACTCTTTGGAAGAAGTGAATGACGATGAGTGTCCACCGTTTATCAGGTACTCAGGGGATGATTCTAGGTTTATTAAGGTTAACGAAGCCTATGATCACTGGGATGAATGGATCCCTCAAAGCCCGGTAGAAGAGATGTTAAAAAATGCTGTTAATAGTAATGGACCCAGAGGGATGGACGAGCAATGAATTTAAAATCATCGATGAAGATTCAAGTTCCGATTCAGACTCAGACTGTGATACCGAAGAAAATTTCCAGGTGACGAGGGGGTATTCCATACAAAAATATCAAAAAATCCTAACAGAGGTTGAATTGTTACCAGAATAATTTTCTATGCCTACAATAAATGTCCGGCCCCGCCATCGAAACTGTCCAGATACTCACCAAGGAACTTCAGACCCAGTCCCTCAACTCGGTCGTCGCGGGTTTCTCCTTCGCGGCTGCCATCTCGTGGCTTGACCTTGTCCGCTGGGCGATCAACCAGATCGTCCGCGTCCAGAAGAACGGTGGTCTCCACTACGGTCTCACCGCCCTCTTCACGACCCTCCTGTCGGTCGTCGTGTACCTCGTGATCTCCCGCTTCTCCCCCGCCGTGAAGAAGCCTACGGCTCCCGTGTACGCCATCACCCGCTAAGTTCTCTTACGAGTGATGAATAGGATGAATATACCCAAAAATGCGATGATAGCAATCAGTATGTACTGCTGATTCCATCTATACGGATCCTCTATTTCGGGGATGCTTATAGGCGGCGGTAAAACCCCAACATCTGAAGCTGTATGCTTTGAGATGGCTTTGAACTTTCCAGTGCTACACTCGATTTTAAATTTCAACACGTGTTCTTGATTTCTAAAATCGTAGGGGATGAGACGTCCCTGACTCATCGTGAAGAATGTGACATGTAGTTGTTTCAGACTCTTTTGTGGTCCAGAAAAGAATGTATGTTCTATGGGGTCTTCAGATGATGTGTAGTTGACGTAGTCACCATTCAAAAGAATTTGTCCAGTGAAGAACGGTTCTCGAATGTAGACATCTTTATTGAAGGTCTCGGATCCAGTTCCCAAACGTAACATCATGGCATTCGGACCTTCTAGATTGATGCTACCACCCGTAAAACTTTCGTTTTGTGCGATCGTTATGTTCTGAGGTGGTAACCCAAACACTTGATGAGGTGTCGTAAAATTAGACGTGATAAGGTTGGAAACATCGTCCAACGTACCCAGTCCGTAGCGAGCATTCGTCCCGTCACCAAACTTTAGAACCACTGGGTCGTTGCCTCCATTCAACCAAGACAGTGCATTCGTGTTAGAGTCATATGTGACGGTGAGATCACTGACGTGATCAGTGATGTTCGACGCGAGGTCGTCCCCGTTCGCGAAGGAGCGGTTCGGTAAACTGATGGTCGTACTATCAACACTGAACGTGTTGTTATGAGTATGAATCAGTGTCTGACTGTTTGGGATACGAGCGGACAACAAAGTGATTTTCTGGATGTTATAGATTTCATTCTTTAGATCTACGACATACTCGTGCGGGTCTGGGTATTTCGAATAGTCGCGTTCGCTACTATCGATTTCTAAGGTGTGGACCTCCATTAAAATTTAGGTATATAATTTTAATGAGTGTTTCTATTTAATTAATGGACTTGCTGAAGGGGTTGTTCGCAAGTTGGTTTTTCGCTAAATCTAAACGGTTACCCATGACATGGGGATTGGGAGCACCCTTATAGGGGTTAAGCTCAGTATACTTATTGACCTGGTAGTTCTGTGTCCACCCACCGTTCGCGGCACCAGTGCGTCCGTCGATCCGAGTCTTATCGTGACGAATCGTCGTCAAGGCACCGTGCTGGTTGACAGGCTTCTCACGGACGTTCATGCGGCCTGGGTTACCCATACGATTAGGCTTAGCACGACGTTCGTCGGGTCGAATACCGAAGGCGAATTGCTGGTCGACACTGTACCCAGCGTGACCATTGGTTCCTTCAACACCCATGCGAACCGCCGGCGAAACCATGTAGCCACCATAGAAGTTTGTGATACCCGGTGAAGGGTTGTTCACATGCATAAACTGAGCATCGTGGATGTCCTCCTTGTTACGGGTGGGGTTCTGGGGCAGTGTCTGCCCCGGAATGAAACGACGACCCGGTGTCTTGTCGAGACCATCCGCCCGGTGACCAGTCTGAGAACGATTGGTCGTTCGCATCGCCTTCTGATGCGAAGCCCGAGGGACAACACCACTCATACCCTGGGCACGACCAAATGTGGGAGGGCGACGCTCGGGAAGGTACGCAGTCTTTTCGGGATGATTGTAGCTCACCTTACCAATTTCCGCACGACGACCACCCTTCGTGTCGACGGCAGGACCGGAACGACCAGGTAACGTGGTAAGACGATACGCACCTGTGTTAATAGGATTCACTCGGAAAACCTGTTGGTAGCCACCAGCCGACTCGACGTCGGCACCGACACCGAGACCTGGGCCGACCAACTTCTTTTCGACTGGGGAAAGATTGTTCATCCGACCCTGATCATAGAGACGACCACGCATGTCGAGAAGTTCTTGACCACCGGTCCTATTTTGTGGAGCGATAACCGAGAAGGAATCGACTTCGGATTTACGATCAGTGAATGGATCAGAGAATTCGATTTCTTCATATTCGGTATCATACAATTCTGGCTCCTTCTCCACAACCTTTTTGGGTTGCTCTGGAACTTCACTCAGTTTACGACCGGCATAAATGAGACCGGCGACAGCCAATACGGACACGGGGTCTGCCATTCTTACTTGATGTTAACATTTTTATTGGGGTAAATATCTTTGGTTAAACATACTGTTCTGGATGTGGGCACGTGTGCTGAGTGGCTCATAGGTACGGGTACGAAGAGGCACCTTGCATGCTACATCATTGAGAGGGAAGAACCCACTTTCATGGGGCTTGACGACAACCTTGTTGAAACGAGTCGTCGCTTGGGGACGAAGTTGGTCACTCACCTCGATGTGTTGAGCTGGGGAACCCTTGCCCGCCATATAGGGAGCAGTCCCGAACACCATCGTCGAAGGACGACAGCAGTAATTAAGGGCACTGGGTTGTGGGTACACGAAAACATCATCAGTCGCCTTGTTAGTGGGAACACCACCACCATTGACGATGTTCAGTCCTGGTTGGAGTTGATACGCCATTTATTATTACGTGAGAAAATTAAGCTGAATGACCAGCCCTCAAACCGGAACCCCTGTGCATACCCGTTCGCTTACCACTGGGATCCAGACCCCCGAAAGCTTCGAGCTGAACACCACGGGCATTGGGGCTACAGAAAGTTCCATCCGTCTTGCACATGGGTGCCATCTTTTTACCGTAGCACCACTCCGCAAATTCGGTTTGATCACCCGCCGCAGTCGTCACGGGATTCGAAACGAATTGCCTGGCCATCGCATTGGCTTGGTATTCGGGAAGGGCTGTCCTGGAACGACCGGGTGCATACTTGGTACGCCTCTCGAGAGAATCACTGATACCATTTCTGACCGACGAATGGTAACAGGCTGAAGGGCGATCTGGGCGATCCACAAAGTCCGACAATAACATGTTACCCATGGGATTGTCATCCGTGGGCAACTGACAGTTGGGGTCAGCATCGTCGGTGACCATCGTGGGGCGAGCAGACCCTTCCTTGACCATGTCAGAGTTGTACATGACATACAGCACACCCAGTACCGTCGCGGCTAAAACGAAGATCCGAGGATCTCGACGAATCAAATAGATAAAGCACGCAGCGTAGATGATAAAACGTGAAGCAGCGTTCACACGTTCTGCCGCTGTCTGCTTGTTGGTGGGCCAGAACTGCAGAACCTTTTCGCGATTAATGAGTTCTTGTGGGTTGTCAAACCAGACCT